TTGTTTCATCATTCCATGCAGTCTAATGCTGAAGATGCTATGGATGATTTTGATGCAACTATTGACGGGTTGAAAGATTATTTGCGTGCTGATCATAGATTCGGTGACACGTCTGGGTCTTTAATTTGGCAAGGTGCTGAACCAGCGATTGATGTTGATTACAGCGAACCGTCTACTAGTGAACGTGGGGCTACTGAAACTTGGGCGGTTATGCGGTTTCAGGTTACGCAAATTTATACTGCGTAGTCTGATTGGTGCAGGGTTGCGCAGCCTTCCCGTAACCCTGCACCGCTTTACTTGTTAGGGGTTTGTTATGGATGTTGAAGCACACATTAACTTAACTGTTTCTGCCCTATTGTTAAAACATAAGGCTATTGATGCAGCTGTGAAATCTGCTTCACAGTCTGTGGGTTCGTTAGCGACACGAACAATGAAGCAACAAATTGTTGGCGGTCACCCTGTTGGTACGGGTCGTGATGCTGGTTCAAACATTGAAGATGGTAAACCGTCTAACATGTCAGGTAATTTGCGTAGGTCTATACGATCTAAAACTGTTGGCGGTATGGGTCAATACACTGTCACTACTGGTGCGTATCAGATTTATGCCCGTGCTTTAGAATACGGTCACCCTAAATGGCGGTCTGGTGTGAAGTACCCTTTTGTTGCGCCTACTGCTAAAATCTTGTTAGAGAATAATAAAGCCCGTGACCTTTACGTGAAAGCGTTGAGTAGGGCTTTGAGTAAAAGGGGCGTGTAAATGGCTTTGTACCGTGCTGATGTGGATGCACCTACGTATTATCCAACTGCTGAATTGTTTGTTGCACCGGGTGATGTTGTTGCTTTGAACCCTGCTGATGCTATTGGTTTGAATGGTTTAACTTTCATTGCATCTAACCATGAAGCCCTAGAAACGCCTGTAAGCGTTCCTGAATCTGATGTGGCTGTTGATACTACGGAAGCACCTGCACCTGTTGTAGACGTTCCTGTGGCTTCTGAAGATGCACCAGTTGAAACACCTACCGAAACGGATGTAAACAATGGCTAAATTTACTGCCGACATTCCAGAAACACGTTACTACCCTGTATGGGGCATAACGATTAACCCGGGTGACGTAGTTGATTTGCCAGCCGACACTGAAGCATTTGGTTTAACACCAGCAAAAGCAAGTAAAACAAAATCAGAACCTGATGCAACACCTGCACCAGCCGAAACACCAGCACCAGAAACAACTGATGCAACCGTTACTGAAGGAGTGACAAACTAATGGCATTACCACGTTATAAATCCTTTGTGGGTGTGGGTAAAGAATCTGCACGCCCTACACCGGGTGGCACACCTTCAGCTGCAACTATTGCTGATTACATTCCAGTAAACAGCATTTCACCTTTTGACAACATCAAATACTTAGATGATCAAAACTGGCGTGGGTCTATGGTTGATACGTATGACACACAACAGGGTAACATTTATGCACAGTTTGATTTCGGTGGTGACGTTTTCCCTGACACTATCGGCTATGTTTACGCCGGCGTACTTGGTGAAGTTGCAACCACTGGCGCAAGCGCACCATACACACACGCTGTCAATGTATTAAACACCAGCCCGGGTCAAGCACCGTCATACACATTCATTGATTACAATGCGTTCAACACACGTCAGTTTGCTGGTTGCCAGATTGGTTCTATTGACACCAAGTTCACTGCTGAAGGTATCCTTGAATACACAGCAACTGCGCAAGGTTTCCAGTCAAGCACCATCACAACACCTAGCAACATTTCTTACACTGGTGTCACCATTGTTCCTTCATGGACTGGTGTAACAACTATTGGCGGAACAGTATCAGCGAAACTTGCTGAAGGTAACGTAAACATCACACGCACATTGACACCAATTTTCACCGTTGATGGAACACAAGCACCGTACCAAATTTTTCAAGGTGCAGTCAGCGTTGATGGTTCATTGAAGTTAATCTTTGAAGATGATACTGATTTGACCCGTTACTTAACCAACACGCAACCATCACTAGACATTAACTTTACACAAGGTTCTGGTGCTACTGCCGTGCAGGTTAAATTGCACATGACTAAAGCTGCGTTCCAAGTTGCCAAGATTGACCGTAGCAAAGACTATGTTGAATTAGATGTAACCTACAAGGCATTAGCGAACACCACAGATAAGGGAACAAGTGGTGGTTACTCACCAATTAAGGTAACCTTACAAAATGCGAAACCAAGTGGTACATACGCATAACAAATAGAGAGAAGGCAAACAATGCGCAAAGATGTTTTCAACGGTTGGATTGAATTACGTGATCCAAAATCTGTTCCTGAACGACTACGCCGCCCAGTGTTTCAAAAGTCTATTGAAGGTGCTTCGCTAGATTTTGATACCGAAACTGCTGACAGTAAAGCAATGGAATTCTTTAGCGAATTCAATGACTTACTTGCAGTGGCGTTAATTAGTGAATGGTCTTTTGACGCACAGATTAGTGTTGATGGTTTACTTGATTTGCCGTCACGCACGTATGATGATGTGCGTACTATTTGCGCACCGTTCTTGGATGAGTTAATTCCTGATTTTGGGGTGGACATTGACCCAAAAGCAAGTACCGACAACTTGAACGAATCCGCTACGTCTTAAAAGGTGGTAAAGCGGATGATCGCTATCCGCTACCTGAAGAATTGCGTGATTACATGTTGGCTAAAAACTTTGGTTGGACTAAGAACCAGATTGATGAACAGCCGGCTATTTGGCTTGACTGGATGTTGAATTTGCATAACCTTTTTTCTGAAGTAGAAAACGGCAGTGCATAAAAGGTAAAATTGTAAACATCCCCTACCGTTAGGTTGCTGTCGTGGCTAGTGATGTACCACCAGTTGTCATTGAATTTAAAGGCAACATTGAAGGTATCCAGCAGTCTATTAAAACGATTGAAGGGGATTTAAAAAAACTTCAAACCAAGACTAAAGAAGCCGGTGATTCGGCTAAAGATTTGAGTGCTAAAACTGTGGCTGCTGGTGCGGTCATGGCTAACGTGTTTGAAAAAGTTGCTGGTGAAGTGTTTAAGTTTGCTGGCGAAACTATTAACAAGTTTAAAGAAGTCGGTAATGAAGTCCGTAAGATGCAACGTGTCATTGGCGGTAGTGCTGAAGATGCTTCACGTTTGCGTTTCGCTGGTGAAGAATTAGGTGTATCTAACGATCAGTTAATTATGGGTTTCAAAATGTTGTCTACCCATTTGGCTAAGAATGATAAAGCGGCGCAAGAATTAGGTATCACATACCGTGATTCACAGGGCAACATTTTGCCTATGACTACGATTATGCAAAACTTGTCTGACCGTTTCAGCACCATGCCAGCCGGTGTTGATCGTACAGCGTTAGCAGTTGCGGCGTTTGGTCGTAGCGGTTTGAACATGTTACCTGTTTTGGCTAAGGGTAAAGATGGTTTGAAGGCTTTGTATGATGAGTCTGACAAACTTGGTTTAACCATGTCTGGTAAAGATTTGAAAGCCGTTAAGGATTACACAGAGAAACAAAAACTTTTAAAGGCTTCTATTGAAGGTGCGCAGATTGCTATTGGTCGTGCTTTGATTCCAACTTTGATTAACATTGTGAAATATATTCAGTCTAATGTTGTGCCGTGGATTCAACATTTTGTGAATGGTTTGACTGGTAAAAATGGTTTGGGTGGTGCGCTTGGTAAAACAAATGATAGTGCGCACAAATGGGGTGAACGTATCAGGGCTTTAATTAAGTTTGTTAAAGATTTCAGGTATTGGATTATTGTTCTGGGTGGTGCGCTTACAACCGTTTTTGTTGCGGCAAAAATGATTACTTACGTTAATGAAGTGATTACTGCGTTTGGTTTGTTGCGCACTGCATTGGGTTTATTGCGTGCTTCTTGGCTTGGTGTTGCGGCGGCTGAAGCGGCGGCGGCTATCGCTGAAGCGTTTGTTGATTTCGGTGCAAATATTATTGCTGGTGCTGCGGTGTTGGCGGCTACTGGCATGGTGCTTTACAACATTATGAACCCTGACAGTAATGCACCAGCACCTGAACAAGACCCTAACGCTGCAAAAGGTATTACCAGTTCATCACGATTGGCGGCGGCTAGGGCAGATGGTGCTTACAGGTCAAAATTGCCGAAACCAAAAAAGTCTAAAGCAACCACACCTTATGATCCGTTCGCTACTACTAAGCCACGTTTAACAGCAGCGCAAATAGAATTAAATAAACTACAAGCATTACAAGACCGTATCAGTAACATTGGTTCAAGGTTTGCTATTGCTTATGCTTACAAAGACACTATGACTTTTGATGAACGATTAAAAGTTGTTCGCTCTTTTATTAAACAAGCACATGAAGCGGTACTTGCAGCTGAAGTTGAAGAAAGAAAAACCCGTGGGACTAAAGCGCATCACGCCGCTATGGTTACTTTAAATAAGGCTTTGAAGGAACAGGCTAGTTTGCAGAAAGAAGCAAACAATGTCATGGCTGCTGCGGCTAAGAACGCTAAAGAAGCTGCTACTGCTACTGCTGAAGTGAACCGCCAACAGTCAATGTTGAACACTACTATGACTGCTTCTAATTCTTGGCTTGCAGCGCAGGTGCGTACTGCTGGTGTCACGTCTGCGCAACAAGGTTCGTTTATTGAAGTGCCTGTAATTATTGATGGTCAGACTGTATTTAGGGTGGTGCAAAAACATTCGTTATTGAATGATCGCCGTAATGTGTCTAATGGTTTAGCAAGGTCGGGCAGTACCATTGGCTAGAGATATCCCATTAGTGGGTGTGACGTTATCACCAGAAGTGCAACCGAATAGTGCATGGTATGAGTTAGCCAATAGTAAATCTAATTCTGTTACACCGTCTACACCTGCACCAACTTCACTTGCTACTAGCATTGGTAATCGTGCGTATTCGTTTACGACTAGGCGTGGGCGCACGTATGAGTTGGGGCGCATTGAAGCCGGTGAGTGTCAATTAAAAGTAAACAATAGTGATTCTTTGTTTGACCCTAGTAACATTTCTGGTGCGTTTTATCCTAACTTGTTACCGTTCAAACCTGTTCAAGTGACGTGTGCTTATCCGACTACGGGTAACATTTTGAATGACACAAACCTTGCGCCGGTTGGTTCTAACACTTCACGTGTCAGCGTGGGTGCTAATGATTCCAATTTTGATTTGGGTGCTATTAGTAACTGGTATTCGTTCACTGGTGGTTTTGGCATTTCATCTGCTTATGCTCATTCGGGTTCTTATTCCATGTTGATTTCGTCTGGCTATTCTGCTTTCCTTGATGTGCCTTGCGTTGCTAACAAGACTGTGACGTTTAGTATTTGGGTGCGCACTGGTACTGGTACAGCAACAGGGGCTATAAACATTTTCGGTGGCGGTTACATCAATTCATCTACTGGTGCTACTGCTACAACTTCTTTCACCGCTAACACTACATGGACTAGGTATAGTGTTACTGCATTAACTAATGCACCTAAAATTACTGTTAATGTTTTAAGTAGCATCAATGCTATTCTTGTAGATGATGTGCAGGTAGAGTTTGGATCATCAGCATCAACGAACACTACAACTGGTTCAACTGTTTATAGTTTGTTTAACGGTTTTGTGGAAAGGTATCCGCAGTCTTATCAAGCACCTAACCGTGGTGAAGCAAACCTTGTCGCTACTGATGCTTTGGCTTCTTTATCGCAAGTCACTATGTCTAACTTGTATCAGTCGCTAGTGTTGCAAGATTCCAGCCCTGCCTTGTATTACTATCCGTTGAGTGAACCAGCAGAGTCATTGTCTGCTAGTAATGCTGGTTTATATAATCAGCTGCCATTGAATGAACAAAGTTTTGTTTCAAATAGTAATGTTACTTTTGGTGATGCGATTGCGCAGACTGGATTGCCGGGTGCTGGCACTACTGGTGTTACATTTTACGCAACAGATAACCCATCAGATTTCCCTTTGATTGGCACATATTTATCTAATCAAAGTGTGCAAGACATTAACTTTGCATCTAATCAGGTTTACACTTTCAACTTTTGGGCTAAACCAACTCTTACAACAAATGATGTTTTGTTCCTTGCTAATTATAGTGGTGCAGGTAATACTGCTAATCAAGATTTTACATTCGGTGTAGGCACTAATGGCAGTGGAAAATTTTGTGTAAAAGTTTTGGCATATGGCGTTACATATGGTGATCAAAATTTAGCAGTGCAAACAGCCACTATTGATACAACTAAATGGCATTTTATCAGTTTGAAAGTTACTTACAATGGTGGCAACAGTTACACTTTTGATTTAACAGTAGATAGTGTGACTACCAGTGCTACTATCACTAATGCCTTACCTGCTGCTGAAATAAAAACTTTTATTATTGGTGGGTCTGGTAATGCATTAGCAACTAGTGGCACAACGATTGCGCATTTTTCTGTTCACAGGGGTGCTACAAATTACAGTGCTTATCATGCAACGGGACTTTATGCACAATACACAGACAATAATGTTGCAGAACAAACAGGTACAAGGTTTAGTAATACATTGTCACACTATGCCGGTTTCCCTTACCTGCCTACTTATAGTGATTCGGGCGTTTCTCAAATGGAAGGAGTCAGCCCAAACGGAAGTATTATTACTGATTTCATTCAAAACATTGCTGATACTGAAGGTGGCGAATGGTATGTAAGTGGTGACGGTTATGTAACTTTTAAAGACCGTCATTCACGATTAAAAAAATTGACACCTAAATACACGTTCGGTGATGGCACTGGTGAAACCGCTTATCAGGGTGGGGATTTAGTTATCAACTATGACCCTACATACATTTTCAATGACATTAGTGTTACACGTGTTGGTGGCACTACCGTACCAGCGCAAGACCAAACAAGTGTTGCTAACTATTTTCTGCGCTCATACTCACGTAGCATCTATAACATTGCCGATACTGAAGCAGTTGATGCAGCTTATTTCTTACTGTCACGATATAAAGACCCACATTCAAGACCTGAAACTTTAACACTTACACCTGCACGTAATCCTTCTGTGTGGGGTGTTGCGCTTGGTGTAGAAATCGGTGACCTTGTACGGGTAAACAAACGCCCTATCAATGGTGCAACTATTTCTATTGATTGTTTTGTTGAACGTGTTGAACACAATTATGATGCGCAAACTTCTGACTGGATCACAACTGTAACCTTGTCACCGGTGCTTGGTTATTATTGGAATTTGTCTGGCGCACGTGGTGTTGCTTCTACCAGTTCAGCAAATAATCTTGTTATTACTAAGTCTGCCACGGCTGGTTATTGGAATAATGCACGTGATGTTATCGCCGGTCAGTTGCTTCAAACATGGGATGGTACTACGGGTTATGTTGTTGTGGTGTCTGGTACACCTACACAAACATCAACTACTATTACATTACCTATTACACGTGTTGGTACTTTCACTGTTGGTGCTAATAACATTAAATCGTCTACGTTGCTTGGCAGTATTTATTTGGACACCACTACTACGGTTACTTTATCAACGTCTGCTTTAACTGGCACGTCTGGTAATTATTTGATTGATAGTGAAATTGTTTCTGGGTCTGTTGCTGGTTCTGTTTTAACTATTACTGCACGATCACAGAACGGTACTTTGCAAACCACCGCAGGTACTGACAACACCGGCAATTATTCGTATTCACATTTATCGGGCGCACCTATCTACTATCTTGATGCAGTAAGTATTACACCAACTTCTGGTAGTACGTGGACTGAAATTTTACCTAACCAATTAACACGTTTGCCTTACAGTGTTGCCACTATTACTGAAGATAGTTTGTCAATTTTGGGTTCATGGTACAACACTTTAAATACTGGCACGTACACTAATTCATCTACCACGGTTAAGTATTCAAAATTTACTGTGAACCCTGTTGCAGATTTTCTAAATTATCCACAGTCAGATATTGGTATTGGTCAGGTTCTTACTATTGCTGGTATTGAATCTATTGCTGTGGCAAATATTGCGCCACCAGTTTCTGATAGCACATGGACAGTATCGGGCTATAAGGTCACTAAGGGTTCGCAAACTTTAGCAGCTGATGTGAGTATGGATGCAACCACGATCACTACCAGTAGTGCGGTGACTGCTTCAGTCATTGTTGTGGGTGGTGAGTTTATGACCGTCACGGCTGGGTCTGGCACGACTTCTTTAACTGTGACACGTGGCACACCTGACATGACTACGTGGGGTGTTTTGACTCAAGCACCGCATTATTCTGGTGATGCCGTTTATGTGGTCACTAATGCTGGTTGTAGTGGCACTTACAGTGTGGGGTCTGCAATAATTGAAGGATACAATGTTTCTTCTGTAACAACAGGCACGGCAAGGTTAGGGTATTAAAATGATTGTTCCAAGCACACGCATTTTCACGGCTGGTGAAATTGAAACTGGCGCATACTTAAACAGTGCTGTAACTAACATGGGTAACTTTATGTTAGGTAAACCAGTTACGTTGTTACGTCAAACCGGTAATCAGAGTTTAACTGCTTCTGCTTACACTGCTATTACGTGGAATGTTGCAGATGTAAATAGGGATAATAATTTTTCTAGCGGTAGTGCTTTGTGGACTTGCAACACGGCTGGTTGGTATCAGTTCGCTGGTGGTGGGTCTTTTGCTTCTACTGCTACTGCTGTTTCTGATCGTAGGGCTTTCTGGTATAAAACACCTAGCGGTGGTTCTGCTGCTGGGTTAAGTTATGGGTTTACGTCAGATAGGGTTTCTTTAACTTCTACTGCTATGACAATTCTTGCGCACCCGGTCATGGTTTACATGAATGTTGGGGATGCTATTGATTTACGTTTATGGACTACTGCATCAGGCACTACAACAAATAGTAGTGTTAGTGCGTATAACTGTTGGATGTCTGCACAGTGGGTTAGTTTGTAATGTTTGATTTATCTACCGCAGCTAATGTGGCGCAGATTAGTAGCGTTGTTGTTCCTTGCGGTGTTGCTATTTATGGTGTGTGGCGCAAGATTGATAAACGGCAGTCAAAGTTTGAATTAGATTTGGTTCGTGTAAGCGACAAGTTAGATTTTATTGTGCGCCAATTCGGTAACAATGGTGGT